AATATGACTTTTTTACAATTAGGATTATTTTCTCCTTTTGCAGTATTATTTTTAATTCTTGTTTCACTTATTTTTAGTTTATCTTCTAAAGATTTTGGTACTCCTCTCTTCTTATCGGCTATTCTTTCAATTCTTGTACCATAAGTTGTATTATATTTTTTAGTACACCATTCTAAATTATCTGTATAATTATTTTCTTTGTTTTCATCTTTATGATTAACTTCAGGTAAATTATTAAAATTAGGTATAAAAGCATTTGCAACTAATCTGTGAATATAAAATCTTTTCTTTTTACCTTTATCATATAAAGAAATAACAAGATAATTGTTTTTTGTTTTTACTGGTTTCAAAAGATTGTCTCTCTTTATGTTTTTTATTCCTCCATAATTACTAACTTGATATATTCCTTCATAATCTTCAATATCTAACCATTCTTCAATCAATTAATTATTCCTCCTTTCTAAATTTCAATCAACAATCCATTAGAATATTTCTTAATCTTTTTAAATAATTTATCTGCTGAGATATTTCCCTTTAGATAATCCCAATATGTCATCATTCTAATATCTGCGTTACACATATTTGCTCTATCTATAGTTTCAAGTCCAATTAATGCTTCATCAATTTCAAACAACCACTCTGCCACCCATTCACAAGCATTTTCATATCTATAAGAACCTTCTTTCATCATGCTAATTGCTTCTTCATATGGTTTTAAATGTTCCAATATAGCAATTACTGTTTCCTTATTTTTAATTTGATCTGCTTTAATCATAATTACTCCTCCTCTAATTTCGGTAATTTTTTAACCCAACTCAAAATATCAATTGCTGTCTCTAATATTTCTTTTTGTAATAGCAATTCATTACCTTTTCTAAATTTATAATCTTTTCTAATACAATTACCTTCTCTATAAAAACTAATAGGAATATTAGGTAAATCTATATCATCTTCAAATACTATGTAAGGTTGGGGATAAGAATCATGAACATGCCCAGAGCAACAAAATTTAGTGATGTACCCTTTTTGATTAAGTGTTTTTATTGATAATAGCAATAATTCATCAACTTCAATTACTGATCCTTCACAGGATTTTTTAGGGCAATACATTTCGGTATCATAGTCATATTTTGTTTTAAACATTGCTTCGTCTCCATATACTTCAAAACATTCTAAACATAAACAAGGCATTTAATCATTCCTCCAATTTCATTATTGAGAGGAGAGTTTCAATTCTCCTCTATCTCTACTCTTTTAACCAAGTCTAAACCTCTTCCTCTTCACCATAAATCAATGCACAAATTCTATCAACAATATATTCTTTATCACATTTAACATGATACATTGCCAATAAATCATAAATATCTTTTAATTCTAGTTCATAAAATACTTGTGGAGATTCATTAAAATCTATTAGGAAATAACTTTCATCATCACCTTTTACTCCGTCTAGTAATCTATAATTAAATAAATTAAACAATGTTCTTGCACCATTTTGTGCCTTATCTAAGTAAATATCATCTGTAATTTTATTAATCATTATTATTTTTCCTTCTTTCTATTTATTAAAATTCATATAATGCAAATATATCTTCTTTTTTAACTAATACACATTCATTTAGTACATGATTATACCCAGTTGATAAATCTTTAACTTTATATGAAATTGACTTATCGTGGTCTTTATCTCTAGTTGGGTAAAAATATACATTTTCCAATTCCGTTATCTGAATAGGTGCTAATGAATCAGTTTTGTTCCAAAATAGCTTATCACCAATATTAAACTTTGTTTCAAATTCTACATGCATAAATTAACTCCCTTTCTTACTATTAATTATTTTCCAACCAATGTGACTAAATGCTATTTTGGTGCGTTGGTTGGTTTTATAAATTTACACAAATCCATCCCTTAAAACTCACCTTTTAAACTAATTCTTAATAAGTAAAAACAATGTTATAATCAAAAATATGTACAACCATATAATCATTGGAAAGGCACATGCTAAAAAAATTAGAACAAACAATATGACAGAACCAAGCAATAATACTAAAGCATTATCTTCTGTATTACTAATTGCACTTGGACTACTCACACCATTTTGTCTTTCATAATATGTTTGAGTATTATTATATTGTTTATATGTATTGCTTCTTTTCTTTTGCCTATAATAATCATTTACAGAATGACTTACTGCTTTAGCAATTACTCTATTCATTGTACCGTATTTTCTTGGACTCATTTGCATAAAAATCAATCCTCCTCAATAATTAATTTCCTTACACTTTACAACATCAATCCCGTGATAATCCGAACACTCAGAGCAATAATATAAATCGTCTTCTATCCCAACAAATATTTCTTCTATATTTATCATTTCTTCCTTGCAAATTGAACAACATTCACTCACTCCATCATCTTCTACCTCCTTATGAGACAATACTTTTTGTGTCTTCATGTTTTGTCATTTCCTCCGTTGTATCTAAAAAATCGCCAATAGAATCTGTTAGATCAATCAATGTCAGTTCAACATTAGTATCTAACAATTCAAATAATGTTTTTTCCAATGAAAAATTTCCAACAAAATAAGATTCAACTTTTGTATTATAACTTTCTCTACCAATAATTAATTTTCCAAAACCTTTATGCTCTTTACCTGTAATGTATTCTACTAATTTTACTTCAATTAATTTATCAATTGTATTTTTAGAAGTAAAAATTGTGTCTAGAATTTGAGTTACTGATTTTGTTGAGTTATCTATTAATGATGTAATTATGTAGTTTGGTTTATTTTTTTTGTTAGAGATGGAGGGGATTTCTGATAAGGATATTGTGCCATTAAGTATTAATTTTTGCATTGTATTTACCTCTTTCTATTAATTGTTTTATTTTTGTTTAGATATTCCTTCAAAATATTTAGAATTTAATAAGTCACTTCTTTTATATTCTTTCAACTTATTAATTAATGACCAATTTGTTATGTATTCAATTTGATCTTTAAACCTTATAAGTGTAACTCCTTCTTCTTCACATCTTTTGTTCTTAAATCTATCTCTGGCCTGCTGATCTAAAAAATCCTGTTTTGTTTTATGGAACCAAGGAGTAAATTTATCATGCTGACCGCCATCATACTCAAATGCTAAATTAATATTTGGTAGATAAATATCTAGTTCAAGAGGATTAGTTATATATCTTAACCATTCATATCTTTTTCTGAAAAATATTTCTTGGTCATAAAATATATAACTAACTAATTCAGATAATTTTTGTTCTCCTAAATATTTAGAATGTGGGATTACATCTATATTATTACTTGATTCTTTCTTATTCATATATTTATTTCTCTGAAACTCTTTTTTACATTGTGTACTACAAAATCTTTTGCGTGAGTCTGTTGTTTTTATTTCTTTTCCACAATTTCCGCAATTTATAATAATACAAACTTTTTCGAAATCCTTACATTCTTTACAAGTTAAATCATCTTCGTTTAGCGGTTCATATCTCCTACCACATGTTATACATTTGGGTCTTGTTTCTAATTTTTCTGGTTTAGTTAATCTACTATTGATATCTTTTATTAGTCTTTCATAACATTTTTGAGAACAAAAATTGCCTTCTATTTCATAATTATTTTCTTGATATTCTATATATCTATTGAAGCAAACTATACAATTTTTTAATTTTTCAATAGGTATTTTTTCAGGATACATTGTTTTGCATAATTTTGTACAAAATTTATTAAAAGATTTTTCTCCACAATTCAAACAATTATTTTCTTTCTTGTGTTTTATTTTCTTTTTCTTTCTTTTAACTTTACTCAATAAATTATCTCCTTTATTAATTTATACATATACTTAGTCTTATATCTAGATTTTTTACTTTTAAAACCCTTGCTATAAGCGACTTTCAGAACCAAAGATATAGCTTAAATCAATTTAAAATATGAAGTAGTAAGATTGCTATGGTCTTTAATTTACAACGCTTATAATGTCAAATATTAATCATATTTTATTATTTTTTAGTTTCTTTATCAGCAATTCTATCAAGTATTTTCTTTAGTTTCTCTTTTGTAATTACTAAGCCATTCTTAGGGTTAATAACTTGTTCATTCTTACCATTAATACCAAACTTTAGAACCTTATGTGCTATATGTATTTGATCCTCATTGAATAACCATACTTCTTCTTCGTGTAATAATTTTGGCGTTAATGTTACTCCTAGTGCATCTAGTTTTGGTATAATGGAATTAGATGTAGATTTACCTTTTGGCATGTAAATAGCTAGAGTATTATCATTTTCCCTATATGTCTCAGTTCCAGAGACTCCTTTTAGATATGTATCATTTTTATTAGATGTATTTCTTCCAGTTGTTATATTTATAGGAACTGATATGTAATATTGATTAAGATATTTAATAATTTCTTTTCACATCCTTTCTATAATATTATTTATTATTTTAGTATTTATAAAATTCAATATGTATCATAACTACACATTAACTTCTTATTATCACATTCTTTACAAACTAAATGAACCCAATGTTCTGTATAACTATCATCATACCACATATTAAATTTTTCAGTATGTTCAATTGAAGTATTATTACTATGACAATTTTTACACTCAATATGAAAACCTATCTCCATTAATTTCACCTCCTTTGCTACTTAATTATTATAACATTATTTTCACAACATGTCAAATAATTATTTATTAATTTATGCTATTGCTTTATCTCCCTTCTCTAAGTAATTTATCCAAATACTCAATAGTATCAAATAAATCCTCTAATATATTTCCCTTCTCTGTATTAATCGAAATATAACCATATTTATTACATATATCAGAGAATTCACAGTATGTTGGATCATTTTCTTTACATTCCATGCATTTATTAGGGTTTTCTTCATCTTCTAGGTCTTGAGAGAATAGTAATTGTTTGAGTTTTGTTAGTTGATTTGTGGTTAATATCATTTCTTCCTCACCTCTTTTCTATTATATTTTATTTATGGATTTTTAGGCAAGGAGTAGGTTTGTGATTATTGTGATGATGAATATGTAAACCATACCGCCCCTTGCCTATGTGATAATTATAGCATGAATTGATTTCTGTGTCAAGTATTAATTTTATTTTAGGGTTTAAGAAAATTTAATTATGTCAACATTAATAATTTAGAAGTCTCTACAATAAAATATTCTTTATTACTCATAACATTACCATAAGAATCTTTTCCTTCAAATTCATCAATTACAGTCTTTTCTTCTTGAGTCATATCATTATAATTCTTCTTCCCATAAGATGGTGGTAGCCAGTTATGTCTTTGAGAACCGAAAATATTAAATTTCCCTAATAAATCTAAATTGCTAAATTCAATATGACAAGTTCCTTTCTTATAGAAAGTGACAGTGAAATGTTTTAACTTAATCTTTTTTGTATTACCATAACCTCTAGCAGATTCTAAAGTATCTTTAATATTAACATCATCGGTTAATCCATTATCTAAATAATCAAACGTCTTCTGAATATCTCCTAATTTATTTTTAACTTTATAATCATACTCAATTGATCCATCATAAGTATTAAAACCATTCAGTCTAATAATTATTCTAGAATTTACCTTCCAACATGAATTAGTTTTCCATCCATTGTAGTAATGGATATTTTTCGAGAACTCCTTATCCCAAGATGACTGATAAGAAAATTCATCAAACAATTTTAATATAGTATCCTCTACGCCTTTTACCATCTCATTATTCAATTGAATTTTGATAGTGTAGATGTTATATGTCGAGAAGTCATAATTTTTCAATTCGCTAATCTTAGATTGATACTTTTCACGTAAATTAGATGTAAACAATCCCATAAATTCTTCATTTGTGAATAGTGCCAACCAATATTTAGAACGAACATTTTTAATATAAGCATTTTCAATAGAAGAATTTTGATCTTTATCATTAACGGTTAGATTTAATATTGTATTACTACTATCATTTTTAAAGGAAGATAATATATAAGGTTTCATTGCGTTAAATTCAGCAATTAATCTTAATCCTGTTTTAACTTCAAAATTATATTTTTGGACAATTCCTTTGAGAAAATCAGCATTGACTATTTCATTATTATAATGAACTTCTTCTCTAAATTGTTCTTGTTTCATTAAATCATCTAGAATTATAGAAGAATGTTCTGGTTTAGGAATTGAGATGTATATGAGAGCAACCTCTACATTTGTTGAACGTTCAGAATCAATAAAAGCATTTTTGATATATTCGATTTCTGCATTGTAATGTTCTAATTTATCTAATAATTCTTTTCTTGTGTTGCTGTATGGGTTGCGGAGTGTTTCGGCATTTAAAAGACATACTATAGAACCTCCTGACTCTTGCATTTCTAATGCTTTTATTAAATGTTTATCTCCATCAGAGAATGGGAAATTGGCTATGATACAATCGTATGATTTGTATGTTGAGTATGTTAGATAATTATCATGAACTACTCTATATCCTTTGCCTTTGAGTATCATTTGTAACTCATTATCTAATTCTATTGTATCTATGTCCCATATTGCTTCCTTTGAATAGTAATAACTTCTAGAGAGTTTAAATTTTTCTATGATTGCTTCTACTAAGTGTCCAGAGCCAGCACTGGGTTCGAGTATGCTTGAGATTTGTTTGAAATCTAATTTGTCTAACATTTTTTGTATTATGTGTGGTGGGGTTGGATAGTAATCTGGTATGTTATTGAACATTTATTTATCACTCCTATATAATAATATTATTTATCTTTTCTTAATAATCCAACTAATCTTATTCGCTTTTACACAAGTATGAACATCAAATTTAGTTTTCAACACCTTGCCATTAGCCCACCATTCATTTTTTAACCAATCTAATTGTTTCTGAGTAGCAGGTTCATATTTCCATTTTGCTTTTCTATCTAGGAATGTAGAATATTTTCTTGAAGCATATTTTTCTGCTTCTTCAATGAGATTAATTAAATTATCATCTTCTGATATGTAATCCTTTGTGTTTATTCTATTTGTGGTATCTACTATGTAGAGTTCGAACACATTCTCTTGCAGATTCTTATAAATTGTATAATGTAAATCAGAATTAATAGACAATGCAAAGATTTCATTATCACACTTATACCACGAATAATATGCTTCTTGAAAATATTCACTCATATTGGTTTTAAATAGCTTTAGTTCTTCAGCGATCAATGCTAATCTTTCAATTTCTTTTTGTTTTGCTAATTCTTCTCTTTCTAATTTTTCTGCTTTATTCTTTTCTTCGCGTTCGATTGCTTCAGTTAATGTTTCTTGATCTTTAATTTCTACACCAAATATATCTGTCATTGTCATTAAGTCATGCTTACGTACAATATCTACTACATCAATTACTAGACAATTAGATTTACCTTCTGATGTTCTAAGGCCACGACCAATAATTTGGGTATAGAGGATTTTAGATTTGGTCGGACGACTCATAATGATACAATCTGTTTCTGGATGGTCGAAACCAGTAGTAAGCACACCAACATTTACAATCACAGGTAATTTACCTTGCTTAAAATTATTAATTACTAACTCTCTTTTACTATCCTCAATAGTTGAATCAACATAATCACAAATAATATCTCTATCTTTAAAAGATTGGCATATATCTCTAGCATGAGAAATCCCAGAAGCAAAAACAATAGTAAACTTTCTGTCAGAAGCGTACTTTAAATAAGCGTCAACAATTGTGTTATTTCTATTATCTGTGTTTACTGCATCTTCTAATTGTCTTTGATTGAATTCTCCTGCTAAAGTTTTAACATTTGACAAGTCGACGTCTGAATAAACATATATTGCTTTAGGTTCACAAAGATAATTATTCTTAATCATTTCTAATATAGATTTTTCATAAATTATTCCATGAAATACTTTCTTCATTTCAGGATTTAGGGGAGTTGCGGTTAGGCCAATAATCTTTATATTGGGATTTAGCTTGTCTATAATCTTTTTAATCTGTCCAACTGCATTATGAGCTTCATCAAAGAATACTAATTCGAAATCACCATGTTCAGACATTCTTTCTAATCTAGTAGATTTAGAATGTGTGAGGCTTTGTCTGGTACTCACTACAATTTTTGATGTGATTTGATCAAGTGAACCCTGCACAGAACCAACATCTAATTCAGGATTAGTATTAAGCAATTTCTCTATTGTTTGATCACGAAGTTCCTGTGATTGAACCACAATCAAACAACGAGTTTTTACTTCGTTTGCAATTGATGCCATTATTACTGTCTTACCTGTACCTGTACTCAAAGATAATATACCATTAAAATTTGGTTGTAGATTTTTTACTGCTTCAACACTTTCTAATTGATATGGTCTTAATTCATATGTCATTCTAATAATCCTCATTTTCTAAATTATTTATCATAATTATATTCATTACTTCATCAATCTCATATACATTACACTTAAACAATTCCTTAATGTTTTTATTAAACATATTCTTAAAATCCGCACCGCTTTTTTCACAATGTAACTCTGTAATCTCATCAGTAGTAAGAACACTCTTATGTATCATAGTAAGTCCTTTATTTGCATTACTTTTATCTTTAGCAACCATTGATACACTATAGCAATCATCAAATCTCCAAGACTTAGGTTTAAGTATCATTGCAAACATTCCATCTTTTGTTTCTACAGCCAAAGTAATATCTAAATTAGATTTCATAATCTTAACAAACTTTGATGCTGTTTTAATTTCATTAAATTTAGTATAATATAGCATTATTCTTCATCCTCATTTCTTTTGTTTCTTTCATTCAATTCATTCTCAATCATTTGTAAAACATCTAAAGGTATTTGTGATCTATTTAAATCTTCTATCTCTTGCATAGCTTTCTGTTCTTCAATTGTTAGATTACTTATATCCCAATAATCATTTTCTTCCTCGTCACCAAATAAATCTTCAAATATATCAGGTTCATCTGATTCTATTTTTGGCAGAGGTAATGGTTTTTGTTTCTTATTCTGAAGTCCTATACCTTTAATCTCAGCCTTATTTTCTTTACTTTCATCTTTTACAACCAATTTATATTCTAATTCCTTTTTCTTCTTTATTAATTCCTCCAATTCTTCTAATGTTAAATTATCTATATTGTTTATCTTTTGTTGAACACTCCTTCTTTCATTAGATTGA